AACCAATCAAAAATTTTATCCATGCAAAAAAGATTGTTTGGCGTTTTTTCCGCCCAACGGCCCTTTTTTTGTTTTTGCGCGTATCGATCGAAAAACAGTTTTAAAAAATCGGCAACGGTTTCAACCTCATCAAACATTTTTTCGATTTCCTCGGCCGCATGATAATATTTTCCATGATTATCCGGATGCAAACCGCAATAGGTGTTATTCATCGGTTGCATTCGCAAAGGAAAAATCATCCCATCATCGAGTTTATCAAAATCCAAAGATCGAAACATGGTATATAAATAAGTCAATGGAATCTCATAAATCCGCGGCCGATCAAAGATTGACATTTCCGGGCCGCATGCAATGTTTCGATGCGCGTTCAACATTTTCCGGATCAAAGTGGTTCCGCTCGATCCGCATCCGCCAATGATAATTGGTTCATTCATTTTTTCGTTTCCTTTTCATCGGTTTAAATATTTTGGCCTGTATTCGCGCCAATCGCGTTTTTGCTTTACTTTCCGTTTTTGCTCGACTTGCGCCTTGATTTTCTGTTGCTGTTTTTCTTCGCGGATCCTCAAAATATTGATGCCGCCGCCCAAAAATTCCGGATCCGCGGCGATTGCTGCCATGCATTCGCAATCAAGAAAATGGTTATCGCGCCGGATCCGGATCCACTCTTGGATGCCGCGATCGTTTAAAACTTTTTCCTCGGCCAAAATTTGTTTCGCATAATCGATGCCGGTTTCCCGGTGCAAATATGATCCTTGCAAATCGCCGTTAATCGCATTTTCAAGCCGAAAGTGGAATTGATCTTTTAACTGATCTGTATCGATATGAATTAATCGAATGCCGCCGGGCAATGGTTTGCCGGCCGGCGTTTGATCAAGAGGTTTGCCAACATGGATTTTTCCGGCCAATGGCCGAGTTGCGCCTTTTATCCCGTAAACATAGCAACCGCGGCCAATCGCGTTTGACCGCAACCACCAATAGGCTTGTTCGGTCATGGTTGGATCGAAATCATCCTCGCCTTTTCCGCCGCCGGTATCAAGGCAAGCCCGCCAAATCGGTTTTGCCCGATCCTCGGATCCGGCGATCGGATATTGCGTTTCGAAAAGCAAATTTTCAACCTCATCCCAATTAGTTAAAAATCCATAATGAATTAACCATGAATCATAGTTTTTTGCCCATGCCCTAACCACAAACCAAAACCCGTATTTTTGCGGATCAATGCCGGCGGTCAACGCGATCGCGGCGGCCGGTACAATTTGAGGATCCAGATCCGCCCGCGCCTGTAAAATCCGATGCTCGCTTGATTTCAAAATTGTTTGCTGCCAATAATCGCCCAATGTTGAATTATAAAACCCCTGTTTTTTCTTCGGACTATCGAGGCATTTTATCCAATCGCGGATTAAAACCGGAAAATAACCCGCATCGCCCAAAAGCGAATATAATCGATTTATGTGAAATCCGATTTTGCGCGGCGTATGATCGGGAACCTTGCGGGCAATCATTTTGCCTTTTTCAACGGCAATGTTTTTCTGGATCGTATCAAATATTTTTTCGCAACTTCCGCATTGATAACCGCCCGCCTCGATTTGTTTCTCGCTCGCATTCCGGCCGCCTTGCCAAGTTACTTGCCCGAGCGGCATTTTTTCGCCTTTTTCATTCCAATAAAATCCATCTGGAAAATCGTTTTTGCTCGGCTTGAAAAATCGCAAAGGCTGATAAGTTTTGCAAAACGGGCATGGTATGTGCCAATCAAAAATAATATCGCATGATTCAAGTTCTCTAGTGATATTGCCGGTTTCAACCGTTGGCGTTGATAGCATCCCAACTTTACTGTTGAAATATGCCTTGGTTCGCTCATAGGCCAATGAAATCGGATCCGATTCCTGAGTTGTAATATAATATCCGGGCTTATTGACTTCATCGAGGATCATCAATTGAACCGGCCTCGATGCCAGTTTGGCAACCGATGAGGCCCAACCCGTAAAGATCGCCGCGCCGTTGCTCAAATAAATTTCAGTTTTATGAAATTTGGAATCCGGCAACAAATGCGCCAGATTTTGCGAATTGCGGAACATCGGCCGGATCCGGTTTATTGACATATAATTTGCGGTATCCTCATCGGCCATTACGATCATTGCCGGGCCGGGCAATTGATCCGCAAAGTAACCAATTACTGAAATCATGCCCTCGGTTAATCCGATTTGAGCCGCTTTGCAAATAACGATTGTTTTTATATCCGGATCCAAAAAGGCATCAACAATTGGTATGAGATAAGGTGTTCGGCGCATGCGCATCGGCCCTTTTTCTTCTGCATCCGATGATAAAATGCGCTTTTTTTCGATCCATTGAGAAATCAAAAGCTGTTCGGGCGGCCGCCATCTGAGCATTTCGGCCGGCAAAAAATTAATTTCGTTTTGGATCCGGGCAATATTTGCTGTTTGCGGCATATGCTTTCCGTAAGTTTCCAAATTCATCTTTTAAGATTTTTGCGATTTCGCGCCTTGATTTTCCAACCAACAAAGGCGGCAAGCGATTTATCAAAATTTCAAGGCCCGATGTTACCGTTTCAACCCGGCCGGCCCAAGCCGTTTCGATTTCTTTTATCGAAATTAACTTTCCGCGCAATTGACTTACAACCAATTGCTTTTCCTCGGCCCGCGCCCGGCGAAATTCTGCATCCCATTTTTGCTGTTGCTCGGCATATTTTTTGATTTTGCCAACATCTTTGCGGCCGCCGCGCTCGATGGCAAAGCGATCGAGTTCTTTTTTCGAAAAACTGCCATCGGGTTCGCATTTGAGGTTTCCGCGGGATACATGATTGGAAATCTGTTTTTGAGAAATGCCAAGATATTTCGCGGCGGCCATTTGGGTTGTGATTTTGTCATTTTTCCCGTTTTCAATCGTATTTTGCATTTCCTCGAGGTTTTTTAACAATCCCTGTTCTTTTCGATTCAATTTTTCGCCGGATGCGCGTTTTTTGAGCAATTTAACATAAACCTCGAGCCGCGTTGTTTCAAAATCATCTGTTATTTGCTTTATTTTTGAAGTTTTCGTTTTTTTGGGCAAATAAAGGCCTCTGAGTTCGCGTATATCGGGCGATCGCCGGCCGCCGGCTATGATCCTATGCGGTTTTTAAACAAAAATTGAATAAAATTGCTTTGCAAACGGGTTTCGATATCCCGCAACCCCTGATCTGCTTTCAACTGGCCGCGGTTTGATAAAGGCATTTTGCCGGATGGCATCGGCCTCGGTTAATGTGTTGGATCCGCCGCCCGATGCGCCGATCGAAATTTTTTCATTGATCATCATTTCAACATGAATGATCTTTGATTTATCCGATCCATGCCAAAAAACCAGATCGCCGGGTTTTATATCGATCGCCTCGATCGGTTCGAATTTCCAAAAAAGATCTTGCGCCCGCCAATCGCCTTTACGCGGCAAAATGCCAACGGCTTTTAAAATTTCAATTACAAGGCCCGAGCAATCAAACCCGCTCGGATCATCGCCGCCCCACTTATAAAATTTGCCGAGATAAGATTTTAAATATTCAATTGCCAATTTTCGAATTTCAATTTCAAGCAACATTAATTTTTCACCTCGATTCTATTATTTTTTTTAATCAAATCATCAATTAATTTTAATTTATTTTGTGATATTGCATAACTAGGGCGATTAAATCCAAAATGATCTTTGAAATTCTGAGGCAACAAAAAATCGAAACCAAAAAGCCAACCGTTGATATAAATAAAATTTTCATTTAATGGCGCGGAGCAATGAATAAATATTTTATCAAATTTTGTTTTTTCCTCGCCTCGCCAACCAATTAATTTTCCATTAACATATCTAGTTGTCCGAATTTCGGTTTTGCCGAAATCGAGAAAATCCGGCGTTATTTCTGTTTTGACTTGAATATCGAAATGGATACAAACGCCGATCGCGCCGCGCCATCCGATCAAAAGATCTGTTTTGGTATCTTTTAGGTTCTGGCCATATTTGGGCCGGCTATTTGTTTCAATGCAATGATTCCATTTTGCATTTGCGATTAACTCGGCGGCATCAATGCCCCGCATAAATTTATCTTTTAATCCAAATGCATCCCCTCGAAATAAAATAATTCTATTTAGATCAATTTTCGTTTTCATAAACCCATTATCCATAAGGATTTGCGATAATTACAAGATTGTAATTGCCGCAAACCCTTGATATATACGGGCTGAAAAGCATTGCTTTTTAGGCCCGTTTTCGGCGAGTTGGCGCA